GTTGATCTAACTTACTTAACGGCTCAGGAGAATGGCGAACGATACGCTTATTGATCTTTTTGCGTTTAGAAGGTTTGCGTGTGTTCGCCATAATTAAAATTATGACTTACTGATTAAGACAAAGAGATCATCGACACGCTTCTCAAGTCGATTAATTTGATCTTTAATTGATGATCCGCCATTTGGCTTGAGTTCAGCTAGATAGGATTTAATAACCCAACGCAGAGCCAGCAATAAACTGCTTGCGATTGCGCAACCACCAACGGCGATAGCGACCCAATCGTTTGGAGTCATTTCGCATCGATACCATAATCAACTTCTTTACCAGAAGTAGGATCAATGGCTTTGATTAGTGGTGCAATTAATGCGCCAAGCAAAACTGCATATTCAGGCTTAATATCTCCCACAATGGCTAAAGCCACAGTTATTCCAGACGCTGCCACAGCTCTTAAATATGACTTGATTGCTGCTTTGTGTTTCTTGGTTAATTTCATGCTTTGCCTCCTAGTAGTGGGATGTTAAAGAATTCGCCTGATTGGTTAGGCTTAAATGAGATATGGATATGTTTATGATGGGGATTGATCCCGGTATATTTTTTGAACCGCCAAAATGATTTAGCACTAGCAATTTTGCCAGCGTGAATTACATACAGAATACGCTTATCTGTTTTTGCTGCCTGTCGAATCTGATCTGCCAAATCGAAACTAACTCCTTCTTGGTCAGAAAGGCGAGCGTCAATGTCGATGGCACAAACCTCACCCTGTTCGTTCGGGTTATGCTGACTGACTCTGGATGAATGACGAGCATCACCAATCCACCCATCGCTGGCACGCTTGCGATCAGGGAAGCAGTCATCAGTTTGTTCTCTTAACTGAACAGCAGCTTTAGATAACCAAGCCTTCATTAGCCAAGTATCGTTTTAAGTTCATCAGCAGTTAAACCAAGACGATCAAGGATTGCTGCCTTAGCAGTTGCCTTTGCTTGTGTTTCGGCTTTTCTTGCTTCAGCATTATCAGCATCTAATTCCATTTGAGCAATTTCATCAGCGTTTGCATCTCTGATTATTTCCTCACCAGTTTCAACATTAACAATTTTTATTTGTGGTTTTGTATTAGCCATTATTTAACTCCATAAAGTAGGGCTGTGCCTGATGTAAAATTACCAGATTCTGGAAGTAAAGTTAAACTTGTAACTGCACCTATTTGATTATATGCAATAATTTTATTACAAAAATTAACTGAAGTTGTTGTTACTGCATTAACACTAATTCCCATTGCATTTGCATATTTCCAAGTGGTTGTATTTGTGTAATTAAAAAAATCAATAGTCATTAAACTTGTTGCAACACTATTATCATTTGCGTTTACTTGTCCTAAGGTTCCATTAAAACCATTAGCAGTTTGACCATCATTAACTCCATCACTTGTCAAAGTTCTATGACGACTTGCAGTTGCATCACCATTAAATCTAAAGCAAAAAAATTCATTATCGCTTGCAGGTTTGTAATTTTGAATAACTAATTGCAAATTGTTGTAAGTCTGAGGAATAGATGAAAGTGTTACTGACGCGCCAGTTAAAGAAGTTGTGCTAATTAAAGTCATACCACCAGCATTTAAGGTTTGCCACTCAGGAGCAGTTGCTCCAGAATTCATTGTAAATACTTGTCCAGCAGTTCCTTTAGCAATACGCGCTTTAGTTGTGGCTGCTGTGTAATAATCAAGATCACCAGATGTAGTTCCGGGATTTAATGCTTTGACTGATGTATCAACAGATGAACCAAGTGTGCGAATAGCACTTGCGCCATCCTTGACGAGCGCGGTGTCGTCTGGTGTTGTCCAGCCATAGTTAGTAGTGGTTGCCATATTGTCCTTTATCTCAGGCTACGATTGTAGCGTATTCCCATGTCAAAGTATTGCTTAAAGTGTTCCATTTCTCGCCAATTGGGGTTGTATTCCATCGCATAGCGACTTGGCTATAACTGACTGGTGAAAGATTGATTGTTAAAAACAGTTCATTAAAACGAGTGCTCCAACGCCAGCCCTCAACATAGCCTTCAAATTCTCCACCTGAAATCTGAGCAGGTAAGTTTTGGATATTTAATGGCTGACCAATAAAAACGCCTAATAAAGCATCTCGATCTGAATTATCAATTTCTGGGTTAGTAATTGGGAAAGTAATGCTTTGGAATACTGGTTGCGGAAAGGCTCTTTGAGCGATGTATCGATCTGCGACAGCTTGAGCATCCACAGCTGAATGAAGCACCGATTGAATGCTTTCTGATTTGTAGCCATAAGTTGCAATTGAAGTCGCACTTGTAGCAGTTTTCTGAGATCCAAAGTTATTGCCATAATTGATATAAACATCATTACGAATATCACCTGATCGAGTGATGGTTGATAATCCTGAACCTAAAGCATGGTTAGCATCAAGATCAACATAACCATTGGCAATTAAATAAGTTTGGCGATGATCCGCATCGGCATACCCGATATTGCCCTCGTTGTCCTCGTAGAAATATGCAAACGCTGAATTGGCTATAAGGGAAGCAATATTGTAAATAGTGTCGGGTGATGCTGCTCGGTTTTCCATTGTATAAAGTCCGGGCGTATCAATCTCGCCTAATCCTAGATTTAATGCAGTTGCCCAAGTTTCGGTTGCAGAATATGTTGCCCAAGTTGAAGCTGCTGGAACATCATTCCAATTTCCAAGCAATACGCTGGAAAGCAAAGTATAAATCTGGTTGCCATCCTCATCTTGAGAGATTGTGCCATTGTAGATTTCTTTGGCTAACTTGACCAAAGACCCCATCGCCAAGATTGTGTAGTTAATAACATCGGCAACATTTCCAAATGCACCAACCTCAACAGTTATATCAGTTATATCTCCACCAAAGATATTGACATAAGTTCCTGAACTGTTTTTGACCTGTAAAGCAAAACTATCGTTAATTGCAAATGGCAAAGTTTGACCTGATAAAGCCACCAATGTTACCTGCATATAAGAAGGGGATGGCTGACTGTAAATATCAGTCCGACCAGCTTGATGTTGAATGTCGCTGATTGTTATGTTTGTATAATTAGTTCCAGCAACAGTCAATTTCCATTCAGGCGTAAAGACTGTCATTAGTTACCTTTGACGCTTGTGCCACTCAATGATGGAACGGATCTAGCTGCACTTTCATTAAGCACCTTAGCAACGGCTCTAGCTGCGCTCTCACTATCTAAAGTATTGATTGTTATATTATTGACGGCTGGATTCCCTGATCCATAAGTAAAGTTTGATCCACCGCTTGATTTAGGATAGGAAGGAACTGATGTCGAGCCTGATGGAGCAATTTGAGTTAATCCATAAGTAGCAGCTGCGCCAGCAAGAGCAGCACCAGCAAGAGCAACAGATCCTCCACCAGTTGCGAAAGCAGTAGCCACACCAGCAGCAGCAGCGGCATTTCTAAGTGCTACCATCGCTGCAATTAATGTTTGAATAGATGCAGCAAATGCAATTACTTTATTGGCTACAAATACTGTTGCAATAATTCCGCCTAATACCAATAATTCATCTTTAATGCTAATAATAAACCTAATGACAGAAATCAATTGCTGACCAAAATCATAAGCACCTTGAGTTGCATCGGTTATTCCAGCAACCACGCCTTCCTCGCCAGTTAATCCAGCTGCAAAGGCTTGAATATTAGGAACGACAGTAGCCAACATATAATCTGCCAATTCTTTGACAATAGGCAGTAAAGCAGTTCCAATCTTTTCTTTAGTTTCATCAAGAGCAATAGTTAATTGCTTAAACTTAAACTCAGCGTTTGTTGCTTCATTCTCAATAAATCCATTGTATGTTCCTTTTAATTGCTGCATGATTTGCTCATGCGACATTGTCTTTAGGCTTGCAGCATCAATACCCAAACCTAATTTACCAAGAGCAGCATTCTGCCCATCAAAACTTTTACCTAAAGCATTCGTAACAACTTCAAGTGGCTTACCAGTAGCGGTTGCAATTTCTTGCGCTAGTGAAAGCAAATCCTGCGCTTTAGCAACATCATTAGTGGATCTAATTAGTCGAGCAAAGGCTGGTCTTAAAACATCATCGGTTGTAGCGGTAGCAATTGATTGCTTTGAAATATAATTATCAATGGATCTGATTTGCTCATCAGTAGCCTGTGTATTTGACCTGATAGTTTGTTCTAAAGATTTACGACCCTTTTCATCCTCAGCAGCAGCTTTAACGGCAGATACCGCAAATGCTGTAACGGCTGCTCCAGCAACCGCAAATGCGACTGCTGCTTTCTTTCCAAAGTCAGCTATGTTATCCGCTGATTTATTAACTACTTTTTCAGCATCATCTAAACCCTTTTTAAGATTATCAATATCAGCAGCTAAAGCAAGCGTTAAGGTTCTACTGGCCATCGTTGAACTCTTTTCTAATTGCCAAAATTATATCCTCAAACTCTTTAATGATGGTTGGTTGCAAATGTCTGATTGTTGGATAAATAAACCAACCTCTTGAACCCGGCCCTTTTGGCATTGGCCCTGACCATCTAGGGAATTGTGGATATTTACCTGAACCAAATTCTGATGCTGCACCAATACCTGTTCGGCTTCCTTTAGGATCGTTACGAGTGTTGAATTGAGTAGTTGCTCCTCCTGAGAATTTCTGAGAAGCAAATCCAAAAGATATCTCACCAAGTAATGACGACTTCTTAACTTTGCCACCTTGCGCAACTCGGTTTGCAACTTTGCCACGCGATGATGCTATTTGTCTGATTTCATTTAATTCTCTTTGAGCCAATTCGCCAACTCTGCGTCTAGTTTCCTCAACGGCAATATCACTCATATTTCTCATGACTTTAGCAAATTGCATTAGTTCTTTTTTGTCATAAACTATTAAAGGTTCGGTGCTAGTTGCCATACCGTTCCTCCAATATCTCTAATGCCGTTAAAATGTCCTCGCCATCAACCCATTCGCTCATTGGTATCTGTGTGGCAATTGCCAATTGAACCAATAATCTGCTTAGGCTTCCGACTGGATGGCTTTTGGGTTTGCATCACCGACTTGAATGTCTGCAATTGTTTCCATCCATACTTCAAAAGGTTTAACTGGTTTTCCAGCAGCTTCGCGCTTATGAGCGTTGTATGCCAAAAACATCAGATCCCACATTCCGATTTTTTCGGATGCTTGACTTA